AAACAGAAGTGTCTACAGCAATCCCGCCGTTAAGATTGGCGAGCAATGAAGCTGTAAATGATGTTGCGGTCGTTGTTGCAAGAGTAGATACTCCTGTTACGCCTAATGTTCCCCCGATAGATGTGTTTCCACTTGTGTCTGCCACAGTGAAAGCCGAGGTATCCATCGTCAATCCACCATTGAGAACACTCGCTCCGGTTACCGTTAGAGTGGAAAGTGAAGATGTTGCAATTCCAGTCACCTCACCACTAAAGGTTGCAGCTCCCGTAAAGGTTGTGTCTCCACTTACAGTATTTGTCCCACTAAGTACCGTAGCCCCACTATTGGTAAGCCCGTTGAAATAGGCGTAATTAGTGTTATATTGTCCGCCAAGTTTTTTGCTTGGCATGACCAGATACACACTCAACCCCAGCACAGCCACCAACAAAACGATCACTGCAGTCAACATTTTATTTATATTCATATCGTTTTCGTTTTTAATCAGTGAATTAAAGTGCTGTTGCGAGTATACGTCCGTCAACAAGTAATTCTTTGTTATTGTTCCAAGTTTTCAAACCATAGAGCATCCAGGGAGCAAAGTTCTTTCCGAGTTTGTCAGACACATCTTTGATCTCAATGCTAGGTTCTTTTTGCATAACCAAAGCTGTTGCACCTTTTTGACCAAAGAGCATGTGTACGATTTCAGATGACCATGTACCTTGTGCAGTACCGCCACCAACTGTTTCACCGCCACCTGGGAAGGTGATAGTCAAAGCAGTAGAAGTAGCAGTAGCAGTTATACCTTCCAACTTAGCTTGGTTAGCAGCACTCAAAGCACCATAACCAGCATTAGTAGCTTCTACAATCGCAGTAGCAGGAGCGTTCAAAGCTACAGCCATATTTGCCAAAGTGTTTTCAGTGTCAGAACAGATGTGCAATGCACCAGCAGTCATTGTGTCTGCTTTAAAAGTGAAGGTTACACCACCGATGATAAATGTTTCAGCTGCTGTAGGATTATCAGATGGAGTCCAAACAGCTGAATAGGTCAAGTTGTTTGAAACATACAAATCAAATCCAAAGCGTGAACCAATATAGCCATTGTCCATTACCTTATCACCAACAGCAGTATCTTTACCTGCAGTATATTGTTGCAATACTTCAAGAATTGAAGGTGAGATAACAGCAAAACGATTTTCAGGTGCTACATTGAGCAAGTTCAATTTGCGTCCAGCAGCAGTGAAAATCTTGTTGATATTTGTTGTATCAGGAGTGATACTTGTTCCAGCAGAGCCACCAACATCTCCTGCGTCAATGTATGATGTTGCGTTTGCATATTCAGCCAATACATCAGCATCAACAAACCGATTGAGTTTGTCTTGTGCTTTGCCACTAAATTCATCAGCAGCTGAATAAGAGTTTTGAATTTTGTCTACATCATCAATGTAGAAAGGAGCAACACGAGCTGTACTTACTGTCAATGTGTCATCAACAGCTGATACATCTTGTACGGTGAATGCTGTACCTTTTGTATAAGACTGACCTACTACTTCAGATGAGTAAGGTTTATGAATGGTATCTCCAGATGAGAGACCAGCTTTTTCAGAAACATCGCAGATTGCCATAGCAACCAATTTCTTTTTGCGATATTCCTGCATTTTCTTTGACCAGTATGCTTTGTTAAGCAAACCGTTTCCGAGTGAATTACTCATATTTATAAATTATTATCTTTAATATATTTTTGTAATCCTACGAATTCTTCTGATGACATATTTCTAATCGCTTGTTCGTCGTTGTCAGCTATAATGCGAGCGTAATCAATACCACCTTTTGATTGACCACCTGTACCACTCTCTACGGTTTTAGTCTTTGTAGCAGGCTTGAGACCTTCTACTTCCCGTAGATAAAGATACGAGGCAGATAGTGGTGATTGATGAAATTCTTTTGAATACGCAAGTTTTTTCAAACTTATTTTGATTGACTCGATATGCTCCTTTTCGTTAGGGAACTTCTCAAGCAATTCAGCGTATTGTTTCGTCCAAATTTTTTCTTGTTGGACTTCTTCATTTTCTCGCTTAGCTTTTTCAGCAACTTCGTTGAGCTGATTAAACTTGTCATCAAATTCTTTCTTTAGGCGACTGTAAGCACCTTTTTCAACAAGCTCTACAAGTTTTTTAGTCTGTTCGGCATCATATCCGTTTGCTTCCGCATAAGATTTGATTTCGTCAGCGACCTCTTCTTGCTTAGCCTCTGTTGTAGGAGTTTGAGGTTTGGATCTAAGAGCTAAAAGCTCTTCTTCCATTTCCTTCAACTTGTCCCGCATTTTTAAGTGCTTTTCCAACCGCACGAATTTAGGTTGGCGGGTATCGTTCGTGCTACCCTCATCAATGTCTTCATCAGGATCAGGCATAACCTGTTCTGATTTCTCCACTGGTTTTACTTCTTCTGCTGGCTTAACTTCTTCCGTAGGCCTAACCTCTTCTGGTTTTACCTCTGGCTTTTGTTCAGCCTCGATAGCATCCAAAGTAGCTTTTTGTTCAAGTGTAAGCTCTTCACCTTTTTGAGACATAATCTCTAACATATAAAGATTTGATTAGGAGTTGACTCTCCATGATTGACCCATAAGGTCTAATCATTTAAATAGGTATTTATCTGTGTCCGAATCGCTTCTAATTGGCTCTTGCCTCCGAGCATAACTCGTAAGACGGTGAGCCAGGCTTTTCGTTGTTTTAATAAATCTAGCTTGACTTCAGCTTTGACTTGCTCGTCCATGCACGTCGTATCAATCTTTTCTATGTAATCAGTGACCGTTTTGAGTAGCTTTTTTCCTGCCACGCTGTTTACAATCGTTTCCATTTCAGTGTTTTCGAGTATTCTTCGTTTCAATTCTGCTAGTTCTAGTTTCACGCTTGGTGTATGATCTCCTCGTATATCAGCGTACTTTTCTTGTAATTTTTGTAAGAGATCAAACATACTAGACGTTATTTAAAAGTGTTTGTGGTTCTAAATTACTATCTGGTAAATCTTCCATCCCCATAGGTTGACCAAGTTCTGACTGCCCCATTTCTGGCAATACGCCCATCTGTGCTTTTTGAAATGTTAGGTTCTCAACCATGTTCTTGCGTGCGATGTCTACCTCTAGTTTCATGTGAGCTAGAATGCGAGCATGTACTTCTGGTTTAAGTTCGTTAGATCGTACAAAGTCTAAATGCTTTCTTACATGAGCCGTATCAGCATTACGATTAGGTTCTACATCTTTTTTGAGCATCTTTTGGTTTTCTTCCGCTGCTTCCAAAGAGACTTCTTTGTTTGCCAAGTTGTCGGTATCAAGAAGGTCGTTGATTTCGTTTGTTTCAAATCCTGCTATTTCTAAAATCTTTCTATCACGTGTTTTAGGGTTGAAGTTCGGGTTCTGAACCTGTGCCTGGAGAACAGTGAGTTTTTGTTTTGTTAATCTTGCATCAGATGAGAGTTCAGCGTTTGCACCGATAATCTCAATATCAAATTCAGCGTTTAAATCTTGCTTACAAACCTTGTCCCAACTAATACCTTTCTCCCCTATCATCTTCACTGCCATGTCTTCATTTAAATGTTCTTTCAAGCCGTTCAAATATCGTTTACCCATCTTCACCCAGAAGCGACCATAGCTCTTGTTAAACAGCCCCATGCGGTCAGCAGCTTGTGCCAATTCCCCCTCCATTACGCCAACTTTCTTATCTTCTTCAGCTAGACCTTGTGTTGCTGGCGTAATACCAGAGTTTTTGCTCTTTTCAGTGTCTAAGATGTTATATAGCACTTGCGTATCTCCTAACGCTGGATATCTGAACTCGTAAATACTGTTTTGTAGTGAGTTGCCTTCTTTCACATTGACAGGTACTAGCCCAGCCCAACGAGGTTCTAATAACGCAGGATTAACAAATGCGTTTACGTCATAGGCTTTCATGCCAAAGTTGTTATACATTCTGTTGTCGAATGCTTGAGAGATAAGTAGTGATTTGGCTTCGATCGTTTCTCGCACCTGGTCAGCGGGTGAAGGAGTCCAAAATTCAAACATGTCAGGATTAGAAGCCCATGAGTCTAAGGGATAGAGTGGGTCATCGTTAGCGTATTCAGGTGTGGTAAAGATTTCTTTCAGTTTTTCAACTCGTAGCCAATGCTTACTGCGGTGGTCAAATGTCACTAAGAAGCGAGTACCTTTGTATGTCGTATACCACTCACAGAGTTTCATTGTTTCTTCACTCTGATATTTGTCAGGTGTTAAACCTAAAATAGAAGCACGGTTAGTCTTCTCATTGAGTTCGTTATCATTCTTTTCAGTTACTTCTCGTGAAAGACCTAATTTAGCAAGTAAAACCTGTCTTGAGTCATACAAAGAACTCTGCTCGATTTCATATACTGATTTGAAAATGTTGTCATGTCCACAGAACTTTCCTTTCTCGATATCTTCACCACCTGCTAATGGGTCAACAAGGAGATCGTAGACATCAATCAACACGAGATTTGAGTTATACTTAGGATCGCTTTCAGCGAAGTATTTATATCCAGTGCGACCGTAAAGTCCGCATTGTTTTTTACCTAATAGGTCTTTATACGCCCAGTCGCCTTGTGTGATAGAACTGTCTTTCTCCCATGCCTTGCTAACTTTATCAGCCTTGCGAGTGTCTGCTTCATCTGTAGGCAAGAATTTGATTGTCGGTGCGTCATCAATCTTTGAAAGCAAGGTGTCAACAAATCCCTGCATTTCTCCCAAGAGTATGTTATGACGACCTTGTATTTCTTTCTTTTTTCTCTGTAAATACAAATCTTCGTTTTTATGCCACGAAGAAATACGCTGTGCTCTATATTTCAAAGCTATCTGATACTCTTTGAGAGCTTGTTGTAAAATTAAATCTTCTATCATATTAGCTTCCTATATCAAATATTGATTCCATTGGTTGTTGTTGATACATAATTTGTTTCATAGGTGGTTCAGCGATCTTGTTCTGGTATTGCGTTGCGTCTGCAACGTCATCATGTAATCCTTTTGGAAATTTAAGTAGTTCTTCCTCTAACTCTTGACTTGTACCTGTGATGTGATAAATCTGTCCTGCTTCATAGCGTGGGATAAGTCCTCTTATGCGTGTTTCTTTCATCACTCCCCCATGCTTGAGCTTCACAATATAGGGGTATTTGTTTCGCACTCGGCACTCATCTTGGAAAAAAGGTTCCACCGCCTGCGTGAAAGCTCCTTCTTCAATTCCTATCTTTTCAAAGCCTTCATCATGTAATTGGAATATCAAGTTAATTAGTTCTTTAGAATTTATCTTGTATCTGCGAGCGTCCAAGTGCCAATCGTTATTCTCACTGACGTAATTCTTGGTAATCCCTGTAAAGTCTGATTCAGCATGTTTAGTTAAGGCAGAATCAATCGTTGCAAACTTGCGTGTCTTCATCCGTCTAACTTCCTCAAATGTTTTGTATTTGAAATTCTGTTTAAAAAATTCTTGGCTACTCTCGTCTATGGGTTGATTAAGCATTTCCGCTGAATA